TGAGGGTGCACTATTCTTTCATTCCGTGGCAGTCAATCCTGGTTGGTCTGGTGTCATTAAAACAAAAAGAATCGGCAGACACATTTTCTATAGGTCAAAGCGGCAATAATTTCTTCTTACAATTATCAAAATGATATCGTTTCATACCACTGTTACCGCCTATCTTACCACAATGTGGACATACAACTTGTTTACTAGGTATTCCTTTCCTGATGCTAGGGGTTTTTGAGGGATTTTGTTGCTTTCCATAAGGTCCTCGAGGACCAGTAGGTCCATGAGGATTTTGTTGCTTTCCGCGAGGTCCAGTAGGTCCAGTAGGTATGCCCTTCCTTGGACTAGGTCTACCTTTCCTTGAACTAGGTCCGGTAGGTATGCCCTTCCTTGGACTAGGTCCGGTAGGTATTCCTTTCCTTCCACTAGGTATACCTTTCCTTCCACTAGGTATACCTTTCCTTGGACTAGGTCCTCTAGGTATACCTGGGACTCCACCATCTAACCCATTTTCTGGTTTTTGGTTTGCCCAGTCTTCAGATTCGACTATATTGTTTTCTTTGGAAAATGATAGAGCATACTTCGATATAGCAATGGAATCTATATATGGTTCGGATATCCAGAGATTTATGACATATTCTGGTCCGTGCTTCCTGTAGTGACGCATCCAATGTTTACCAGATCCCTTATATTTGAGTGGATCTTTAGTAGTTTTACCAAAATACTTTAGACCTGTGACTGAGTGTTGTTTGATGTATAGATAGGTTGGATAAATAGTCATGCTGATACTCCTGTTTAGTATTAGAGTCCTTAGATGTGTTCAGCATCGTGAAGGACATATATTTTAGTAACATATACTCTATTTATAAGAATCAACATTTTGGGGGTTGTATGATGTTTGAGCATCTAGATTTGGAATTGAAAAGCGACAAAAAAGACCATTCTTACTATTTGCTAATGGATGACATTTCTCAAGAATCAGGCAAACCTTTGCTTGAGTGGATCTTCGATGCTAACTTTTCCGAGAAACGCCCTGAGATGCTGAATCTTATGATCTGCTCTCAGGGTGGCGATTTAAACGTGGCGTTTGCCATCATCGATACCATGCGTGGTTCAGCAATACCAATCCGTACTATCGGGTTGGGTCACATAGGATCAGCAGGTCTAATGATCTTCATTTCTGGTACAAAGGGAGAACGCATTCTCACCCCAAATACCAGTATCTTATCCCATCAGTTTTCGTGGGGCACCGGAAATCAAAAGAGTCACGAGTTGTTTGCTATCGTGAAAGAATTTTCGCTCACAGAAAAACGCATGATGAATCACTACATAAAATCCACTGGCATGTCCGAAGAAAAGGTCAAGGAATTCCTGCTACCTGCCCATGACGTCTGGTTAGACGCAAATGAAGCAAAGGAACTGGGTCTCTGCGACTTGGTTCGCGATATGAACTAGGTCAAAATATTTCCTTTACTTTTATTCAATAATAGGGTATAATAGTCTTAGTGAATAATTATATGAGAGGAAGTAAGAATGAATATATTCTACCTAAGCAAAGACCCAACCGATTGTGCCCAATATCACGTCGATAAGCATTGTGTCAAAATGATACTGGAATACGCCCAATTACTATCAACGGCACACAGAGTACTGGATGGAGTGTTATTGACGGGTAAATCCGATTCTGGTCGCAAGACTACCTTCTGGATTCTGCCGGATGCCCGCAATAATATTATGTACAAGGCCACCCATCCGAATCATCCATCCGCAGTGTGGGCTAGACAGTCCCGTGATAATTACACAGCATTATGGGAACTACTGGATGCTTTGTGCAAGGAATACACCTATCGATATGGTAAAATTCATAAGGTTCAACGGGAAGGTTTGTTGGAGCAACTGAGGTTTACTCCCGATACAATCCAAAATAACTCATCGTTCACTGAACCCACTCCAGCAATGCCCCCAGAGTATATCGTCAAGGGGGATTCAATACAATCCTACAAGAATTACTACAATGGGTCTAAACAGCACCTGCATAAGTGGAAAAATAGACCCATTCCAGGGTTCATAATGACTCAAGAAAGTGCTTGACTTTTATTCAATAATAAGGTATAATAGTTCTTATAGGTTAAGTAATTAATTACATAAAAGGGAACAAAAATGAAGGGTTCAATAAGGTTTGGTCTAGGTCTAATCGTTGTTATGGGTGCTGTCGGTGACCACGAAATGAGTATGGTTTCCATCCTGAGTATCGCCACAATAGGTCTAATTCTGATGTTTTCCGGTGCTAAGGCATTGAAAACAAACGCCGAAATGATGTAAGAAAGTCCTTGACTTTTATTCAACAATCAGGTATAATAGTCTTATAGGTTGAGTGATTAATTATATGAAAAGGGAACAAAAATGAAACCATATACTCTAAATGAAGCTTGGTCGGTTATAAAGACTGAAATGGAACAAAATGTGGGACAGTATTTTGTACCAGTGAAACGTCTGCCAGTTTCGGAATCTATTTACCCACCAGGTAAATATCCGTTGGTCACCTTGTTTGAGTTAATTTTTGCTTGGAGAGATAACTACGCCAAATTGCCGGCAAACCAGCAAGCAGCATATGATCGCCTTCAACAAGAGACAGACATCTTTGATCTACCAGTCAAAAATAGTGCTTTACTTTAATTCAAGAATAGGGTATAATAGTATTATAGGTTGAGTGATTAATTATATGAAAAGGGAACAAAAATGAAACAGTACTTTGATTATCTGGAAATATTGCGTAAGAGTGGCGTGACGAATATGTTCGGTGCTGCACCTTATTTGGAACGAGAGTTTGGTTTGGATCGACGTGAAGCAAGGACTATTCTCAAACAATGGATGGAGAGTTACCGTGGATAAAGTGATAGTTGATGGACATGTAGCAGTATTGGTATCTCCTGGGTATGGCGCAGGTTGGTCAACTCGGTCGGCAGGTTTTGGAGAATTCGCAGCATCAATGGTATTTGAACCAAAGGTTGTAGAGATGGTGCTGGCAGGAAATAGGGATAAAATTGGGGAATACATGGAATCCACATATCCAGGATGCCACGTGGGTAGTGTATTCAATATAAGGGTAGAATGGGTGCCAGTGGGAACTAAGTTTTGCATAGATGAATATGATGGTAGTGAAACTTTAGTTTTTGAGTCTGATATGAAATGGCAAATTGCTTAATTGAGGAGAGTTGATATGAGTGATACAAAGATGTGGGTAATGATTGTGGTGCTTGTCGTACTGATAGTCATTGGACCGTGGATTGTAATTTGGGCATGGAATACATTGTTTGGTGCTCATGTGGCAGTTGCATATAGTATTGAGACTTGGTTCGCTGTAATGGTACTGCTGGGAGCAATACATTCACCCGTCAGTGTGGGAAAAAGTAAATGAGTATACTGGGATTGATGGTTCTCTGTTTTGCGATTGGATACGTTATTGGTAAGGAACAAGGATAGATATGTATATATTTCTGAGTGGTTGTACCTTTACTTTCTTTGTTATGGTTGGTTACCTGATAGGCATATCACTGTGAACAGAGAAGAATTAGTGAAGGCGGTTGATAAGGCGAGGACTGCTGCTGATGCTGATTTGGATGCTTATAATGCTGCTGAGGTTGCTTTGAGGGATCTTAGGAATGCTTACTATACTACTTTGACTGTAAATAACAAGGCTTGTTATGCGCTGATTGAGTTCGATAAGGAGAACAAATCATGACGGAAGAAGATTATGAAGAAGCACACATACTGAAAGAGAAGATCTCTTTGGATATACATGCGATAGTTGATGTTGCTTTGTCTGGCAAATCGACTGAAGTGAATGACCTGATACGCGAACTACTCAATGATCAATTCAGATTCTATTAAATGGTAAGGAGAACCCATGAGTAAAGAAGCAAGCAATATGGCGATAATGCTATTGCTGGTTTGTTTGGTTCCATCTGCTGCCAGCGCATATATCACCAAACCGCACTTCAAGACAGAAAAGATTTACCTGTATCATAACACAGTGTGTCCGGAGAATACGTTTGCTGAATCACATTGGCCAGATGGAAGAGTTACCTGTTTGATTGCAAAGAGACCACACAGTAGTGCCGTTTTGCGATATCCAACTGATGGAGAATATTTGAAATGAAAAAACTACTAATCGCAGCAATGCTAATCACCACTCCGGTCTATGCTCACCATGGCACAGAGACCACCCTGACCACTATACCAATCAAACAGTGTATGGCAAAGGGTCGTGATAACGGCAAACACTTCAAGTCATACTTTGAGATGGATGAGTTGCTATACAATGGCATCATAGCATATCTCTATCGCCAAGGTGACTATGTTTATACTACCACCTGTATCAAAGGTTACGGTAAACCAGACACTATGCGTGAGGCAAAGCAGACAGCAAAGAACCGTGAAGAGGATCAGCAGGATTCCATTCAATCAATTCTGGACGCATACAAATGAAACGGATATCCTGGAGTTGGCAGTGCCCTGCTCAGAGAATGGAAATACACCACGATGAAGTAACGGGTGAATATGTGCTGATGTGTGGTCTGGGCAATACGCATGAGTTCTCCACGCCAACGGTACATAAGAAGATCCTAACGAACGAGAGGGATGCTGAGGCACTTGGCCAGGAGTATCTCAGAAGTTATGGCACCCCAAAGTGGTCTAGCATAACGAAATAGTGCTTGACTTTTATTCAATAATAAGGTATAATAGTTATTGTAGGTTGGGAATTTAATCATAGGAGAAGTGAATGAAGTCTGTTGAGATCAATCAAGTGAGTAATGGGTTTGTGGTTATTGTCAGTGATGATGATAGTGGTGAGCAAACGAGATACGTGTTTGCTAAAGAAGTGCAAGTTATGAAGTTCCTGAAGTCGATATTCAAGAGTGCTGAGTAAGTTCTATATGATTTTATATGAGTATATTCCAAATCGAAAGAAAAGTAAACCTACTGCTGCAAAGCGGTTGTTACAGAAATCTTGGACAGAGTTACTGGAGAAATATAATGTCAAACAAAATAGTAAAGTCAGTCTGCAGTCTAATAGCATTGAGCATAGCCTTCCTATCAGGGATTTTGGCGGAAATGTTCGAAGTCTAGGTGACGGCATAGGTACGGCAACAAAGAAGGCAACCAACGTCTATACTGGCACTGCTATGATTGGAATAGCAACCATGCACAAATCTAATAGTGTGCCAGTATTTTCTGTTAAGGAAGCAATTGAAATATCTAAAATGAGAAGAGGGTAACAACGTGAGTAATTTACAATATGCATCAGATGTATCACACGATAAACCAAAGTTACAAGAGTTGCTGGATGAGGTGATTATTCAGAAAATGAAGATGGATAAGTTCTTCAGTATGTTTCTTGAGAAGTTTGAGAACGATATGGATTCAAATGTTCTGGGTACGCCTATATGGAATCTATACAACGCCAAAATGTCTCAGTATAAAGAACTGCGATCCCTGGAAACGGCAACCAAATACTATCTTGCGAGACCACTATGATATTTGAAAACGCAACCGAGTTCTCTCTGTATATTGAGGAACTATCTTCAAACAATCGAATGACCCACATAGATGCCGTGCTGTTTTACTGCAAGGAAAACTTCGTGGAACCAGAGGAGATTGCTCCACTGATCAGTCCATCACTGAAGGATAAGATCGCAATGAATATGCGGGCAGATCGACAAGGCACCACCTATAC